ATTTATACCATAACTTTTATGGTTGGTAGTACGGCCCTGTATGTCTGGTGGATTCATTATGGCACCTGGTAAGACATTTAATTCATAACTTTCAAACATTTCTCTTAATGACAATGATGACATGGTATATCTACCTTGAGTTCCAGCATCAGCCGGTAATACTATGGGTGTGCCATATACTTCTGGACGCATTAAATGTTGTATGTATAATGTTGGATCAGCTTCTTCAACTCCGTTTAATACAATTTGAGTATTAAGCCACAGTGTTTTTGATTGGGGCTGCCAATATATTAGACTAATTACGGTTTGATCATTTACCAGTCCCAAGTCTAAGGAGATAACACGGTGTACATTGGGTATGGTGGCAAAATCATATTCACCTGTTTTATATGTGGGCCAATTGGCTATTTGGAATACGGCACCTTTGCCCATTAAGGGTCTACCATTTAGTCTCGCTTCACGTTCATAAGGCATCCAGTCTGCCATCATTTGCTTGCGTGTTGACTCCAGCAAAAATGGCTCACCCCATAAATTATATTCTGGAACATTATTCCAACCTACCTGAACATACTCATAACCTGGTTTAGCTTCAAGGAAGTTTTCTACCAGTTTGGTCATGCCTTTTAATGGTGTAAAGCTACATAACACTTGACCTTGTGTTGTCGCAGTTCTTGTTACTAATTCTGAGAAGAAGTCATCGGGTGGTTGCTCATCTAACACCACCAAATCCAGTTTGAATCCCTGCATCTGGCGAGTTTCCTGTGTATAGTTGACAAACCTTAGCTCACTGCTGTCACCGGCAACATGTTTTATCTGTAGCATTATAACGTTGGGTCCATCGGCTCGTATGGTATCCATTTTGATATTGTCTTTTGGTATACTGCCAGTGCCAATGTCTTGAGTTATTTTAACATCACGTGTACCCAATAACTCATTTTGTAACACGTTGGCTACTTGTTGCCACGATTCACCGGCTACCACTGCGGATATACCCTGTGTAAATCTTTTACCCACCCACCACTCGGGATATAATCCAGTTAGGTGCATAGCCAGTTCGAAGCAGGTGGCTACGGTCTTGCCAGTTCTATTACCGGCGATTAATCCGCGACGTGGGCTATTACCAGTTGCGAAGAATTTCATTTGATGCTGGAATGGTCTAAAGTACTTAAGCTGATTATACCGCATGTCATCGGCTATACTCATCACCAAGTCTTGGAACTTTAACTGAACATCAGTTGTCCAGTTGTTGTACTCTGCTATTGTGAGATTATTATCTTCAAGGGTTTGTTTTAATGCGCGGGTGGCGATGACATTAAGTGGTAGTAACATGGTTGGGTTCCTCTTTGAAGGTACTCAACACACAGTTAACATAATACAAGCTTTCACTCAAGTGATGTATGTCTTCGGGTGACATTAACCAAGTTGATGGGTTGTTTATTTTCGTTTCTTGATCTTTGGCCAAGCCTGCTTGTAATCTCTCGCTGATTAATCTGAGAATATGTTCACTGTTGCCAATACGCTTTTCTAAATAAGCCAAGCGTAAAGTACTATTTACCTTTTGGCTTATTTTAACATCTTCTATTAAGTGTTGTTGCGCAATACTCATTAGTTCACCCAAGGGTTAATACTTTGTCCTGATTCTTCTTCTACATAATCACGATCGATCCATATGTCCCATTGGTTTGTAACTCTGTTGATTTCTTTTTTCATCATCTCTGCTCTCAACAGTTTACCACGTGGTGTTAATTGTCCATTCTCATGTTGTAATAACTGCTCACCAGTGCGAGGATCTACCCATACAATATACTCCGGGCGAATACGGCCGAATTTGTCTTGCTTCTCACCAACTGGTCTGGTGTCCAAGGGTCCCAATGCTTCATAACTTATGGCACCGTTTGTATACTTGCGGAATAATACATCTATCTTACGATCTTCTGCTCGAAAGTTTTCATCTGGATGTGTCATAGTTCTACACACAAAGGAATTCTGAATGGTGTCTATGTGTGGTAAACGAGCATCACGTGGGGGTACGGGCTTTAAGTTTTCAGTGGGTACGGCGTCTAATTTGTCATAGTATGGATTAACAGTACCTAAATACTTTGCGTCAATCTTCTCACCATTTAACGCACTTAAGGCTATGGTATACTTTAAACTGTTTGCTCGACCTTTTAATGATAATATCAAACCAGTTTGATCATATACGAATCTTTCCAACTCTGTCGCAGTGGGGAAGTCATTTTGTAAACCGTCAAGGGTGAATTCGCTGTCAGCGGCGGGTGATTTAATGGTGTCGGTTATGGTTTTAACCAGTGCTTTACCCTCAGGTGAACCCGCCGTTACTGAAGGTGTGTCCCATATATTGTTGTGTGCTTCTTCTTTTTTCATTACATTTCCTTTGGTTTAATTTATTTTACGTTGTTGCCGCTTTTTACTTTAGTCTTACCATTTAGTTTGGTATTAGCACCGCCTTTGACGACGCTTCTCAATGGTTCTAATTGGGGGTCAACAAAGTCTTTGACACCGCGACGTGATAATAACGCTATACTCTCATCGCATATTTCTTGTCTCCAGCCTTGTGATTTATCTTTGATAAATTCTTCACGTTTGGTGCCAATGTGTTGATTACCTTGTCGTGGGCCTTGGGCTTGATTAATCTTATTAGAGATATAATCTGATTTTATTTTTGACATATTATTTCCTTAGATATTTTTTATTTTTACGGGTGATAGAAACACTGGTGTAATATAAATGTTGGCAATGCCTTGTACGGTTTGAGCAGTAACATATACATTTGAAGGTGCTTTATATTCTTGTGTAAGATCAAGTTGATATAATTGTCCTGGAGTTATTACAAATCCTGTGCCCGAAATTGTGGCATTGGCAACTACAGTATTGGCTGTTGTAGACAAATAACTAAAGTTAACTGCGACACTATTTGATAAATCTGTATTTACTATATTAAATTGTCCTAAGGTAACATTACCACCTCTTGTAATAACAATTTGAGTATTACCACTTGTAGTATTTGCGGCAATAAATTGAGTAAAACCTAAATGTTGAAATTGTGCCATTATTTTTTATATCCAATATTTATCTTGTCTACATCGCCGCCAAAGCCCGCTGTATACTTCATACCTGTTTTAACATTATTTGGTGCGCACTGTGCGCTATAATCTGGCTGACCTTTAATCTGTGGTCCAACTGGTGTGGCACCTTTTATAGGTGTTTTCACTCGGGTGTCACCGGCTTTGCGTTTGGGCCCTTCACCCGAGATTAATTCTGGATGACTAACTTTTGAAGCATTGCCCTGATATTTGGTAGAGCTTTTAGTGGGAGTACTTGCGGTTTGACCATTAAAGGTCATGTTGGTATCCTTTTGATTACTGCGAGGTGTGTATGGCATGGCGGTTTCCTTTAGTATTATTTATGTTTCTTTTTTGATTTTGTGCTTTTGGCTTGGTGTTTAACAGCATAGCTAATAGCCACTGCTTGCTTGACAGGTTTACCAGCTTTAACTTCAGTTGCGACATTTTGCTTAAATGCTTGAGGTGTTTTTGATTTTTTTAATGGCATTTTGTGGCTTTCTTTTGGCATATTTAATTATACTACTACGTTTGGATTCGAACCATCCGAGGAATACATTACAACTATTACACAAGACTCCGCGGAATGTGCCTGGATAATCATGGTTATGATCTATAACCATATTCTTTTTAATCTTACCACATATTTCACACTTCATTTTTACCAACTTTGTATATTCTTCTAGGGTTAATCCATAACGATATTTAACGCTACGTTTACGTTGGGCATCACGTTTGTGTATTGACCAACTGTTGTCATTGTATTTACCCTTGGGTTTTTTAACTATAATAATACTTTCGTTATTCATCATTACTCTTAGCCTCAACATCTATTATTGTGGGATTGGTCATGTTTAATAAGGCTTGATTAAATAACAACGCACGGGCTTGTGGTGTATTATCTACTATGTCTACATTGTGTTTGTCTGCGACTAATTTGTTTATTAACATATTTTCATACTTTAATCTTGTATACTTGTCATTGTTCTCTATGCTTTCTTTATAACCTTGTGCTAATAATTCTACAAAGGTTGAACCTGTGGTAACACGAATCTCCTCTAATACTGCGGTCATTGAGAACTGATTCCTGGCACCGCGAGGACGGCCCGCACCGGGTCTTTTACCTCCATTTTGTGCGGGCTTTTTTTCGTGGTTCTCGTCTTGTGTCATTGTTTACCCAGCGTATAAATCACTCGGCTTATCCGTCATTCCACTGTGGACTAAATTTTGATTGCTATCGTATATCTTGTAGTAACCTTCTACATGTTCAGTGGCATGTTCTCCTGCTGAGATAAATGACTCATATTCTTCGACGAATTTAGTCAATACCTGGCCGGCTTCTGTTTCTATCCATTTATAATATGTTAATATATACATTTAATTTATTCCTGTCATTATGATATTATTTGATATATCATGTAATTCATACGCACCTTTTACATATAATGCTTTGTATTGTAATGCGTTGGTTATTGTGTCGAATGGTACTGATAATTTACTGCTGCCTTTATAGTAATATAAGGTATATAACACGGTGGTATTTTTGGATACTAAATTACTCACGGGTGGCTTATCGGATAAACTTGTGTCCACGGGTGGTGTGGGTGGCTTATCAGTGGTATTATCAGTGGTATTATCATTTATGGGTGCTGGTGTGGGTGGCGTATTACCAGTTCTATCATATATGCTGGCATTGGGTTTATCATTTGATATGGTGATTTTTGGATTATGAAATATTTTAATTTCTGTAGGTGTAATAATATCTACCGGTTTTAACCATACTGGTAGTATGATTTTAACCCGCTGTGGTGGATACATATTAATCACGGTGGCTTCTACAATAAGACTAATGGTCATTTGAGTGCTTTAATATTTCATATATAGATATACGGCGCGAGCATATGCTAAAACAAATACTATTGCCATTACTGTAAATACACCTGTAAGGCTCCAGTAATGATAAGCTATCTCAAGTGAGATGTTTATGGCTACTATGGGCAATATAAGGTATATTAACAGATCTCGCGTTAATTCTACTGTGGCTTTTGCAATTTCTTTCATAGTCTTTTCCTTTGTTATAATTTACACTATTATTTAGTTAGTTGTGACAAAATCCCGGGTTTAAGGGGGATTTTTGTCAACTAATTGGTCTATATTGTTGTTCTGGCAATTTCTCTACCTTCATCTCAGCTAAGGCTAAAGCACTGTAAAGGGCAACGATGTCACTGTTATCCCACTCGCCATTTACTATGGCCTCTAACACCAAGTTCAAGTGATAGTACTGTTTGTCTCGTCTTGTTTTTACAATTTGGCGACGCATAATGTTACCTTTTTGCCTTTATTTTGCATCACGAAGGTCACGTAATACAGCCAATATGTCGGTGAGTAGCTCTTCAGTTTTTGTCAGTTTGGGTCGATATTCGTCTTTAACTGAGATATTGTTGGTGATGCGATATTCCAACTCTAAGTCTATAATAGGATCACGTTTTTGTGCGGGTATATTTTCAATTAACCAAGTGAGGTAACTGTTGGGTATTTCTTGATACTGTTTACCACGGTATTTGCCCCACGATAATATGGTAGTTCTCACATGTGTTGAGGCCTCTGGTGAGGTTGATGATAATGTTGATGATTTTTGTGTTGTCATATACTTTTCCTTTCTTGTGTAATAGTATTTATGTATTATTGTTATATTCTTCTCCATGGCAATTGATCCCAAGTCTTAACGGGCTTGCTGGTTTGTAATTTACCCCAATGCCCCGCAGTGTGGTAATATTGTGCTTGCCTTGGGCTGACTTCATCGGTTAAATTGATTTCGTATTCTTTGTTGTCAATATGTAATATTATATATTCTAAATGGTCTTCATCATTAAATTTACCCACTACCATAGCATCTGGTATCCACGCGGCTCGCGCTCCTCTGACGTGTAATCTACCCATACAGAATTTTTTCCTTTCGGGTGACAATTCTTCGTTCCATTGCTTAAATTCATTTATTGTACTAAGGTAAATATTTTGTTCGAATTCATAACTGTCATTTTGGTTGATTTTCAATTGACGTAATCTATCCAGTCTTTTCAGTTCGGCTGTTAATGCTGTGACATCGGCAGTTAAACTTTGCTCGTGTGTTTGTATATTGAGGAATAATTTAACCCCGTGTTCAGTTTTACAATGTTGGGCCGATATTCCGGTTATCCCGCAATTACTAAGTTCTTGCGGGGGGGCTATATTACTACCAGCCAAATTGGCTACAGCCCTCTGGGCTTTGGTCTCTCCCCCATCCGATGGCGTAGCCAAGACCTCACTCATTCTTGCTTCGTAAGAATTATATTTGCATCTTTGCATCTTTGCATCTTTATATACTTCTTGCGGGGCGCTATTACTAAGTTCTTGCGGGGCGCTATTACTAAGTTCTTGCGGGGCGCTATTACTAAGTTCTTGCGGGGGGGTGTTGCGAGCAAAATAATCAGTGCCCAATGACAATACTTGGGACCGTTTGGTAATCAGTGCCAATATTTCTTCTGCTGTGATATCGTGTGTTTTCATTATATTCTCCTTTTTTGGAGAACCTGGTCACCTTGACCTTTAGAATGTTGAAGTTTTTTGATTACTTTACCATTACAATACCGGGTTCCAATCGGTATACAAGAATCATTGGGTCTGTGTTCGCCTCGTGATTTGTGCGGAATATGGAACCTGGTAAAGCTACTACTACAAACACAGATTCAATAATTCTTGTAATGTATTTATGTATTCTACAAGAAAAGTCTTAATTTTGCCTAGTTTTTTGGCTATATTCACGAAGAATATTAAAGTTTTTTGTATGCGATACTGCCTCTTATCGTGTACCCACGACGTTCATGTATTCTGAGAAAAGCCGATTGACTACTGCGCACTGTTGAGCTACACAACACCCTTACTCCTATGGCTCTTGACCAAGCTTCCCAAGTGGAGATGAATTCGTTAATTAGTACTATACGTTGTCGCACTGGTAATGATAAACTCACGTGACATATTTTCACTTCTGCTATTTCATCAGTTGACCACGGTGAGTATTGGTTCCTTACCACCCAAGTATAGCCCACTATTTCATCATCTCGACAAGCTACTTTAATCATTTCCAGCTCAGGGTTATAGAAACCATTGACCACAGCTAGACATATATTCCTACCATATTCTAAGGGATCTGTGTTGAATATTGTCGCCATTTCACAGTCATAATCTATTAAAGCCAAAGCCACTATTTTGTCGACATCAGCACCGGTTGCGTTTCTTATAGTAATCATTTTGGTCCCAACCAGCCCAAGGCTTTGCGACTTATAGTAATTACATTGTCATAACACCAAGGTTCACTGGGATCTTGTCGCGACATTATGTAGCCACTACTGCCCTTTTTACGAAGATGCCACTTTTCGCTCCATATTACGCACCATTCGTCGAAGGTGAGGTACCATTCTTCATTACGGTAACGGGTATTTTGCTTTTGTTTAGAATACTTGAGGTATTGATCGTGCTGTAATGGTGTAAGGCTTGCTAACCATTTTAGTGAGGGGTAATTTCTCATAATATCTTGTCCTTTCTTAACATCTTTTCCAATTGTCTAACTTCGTTTATATTTAGTTTATAAACGAGTTCGGGTTTATAATCTTTTAGTGCCAATGCCACTATTTTGTCGACATCAGCACCGGTTGCCTTTTTAAACATTTTTATCCTTCCATACTCGTTTGCCATCTATAATAATCCAAGTTTTACCTTTGCGATTACTTGGTTTTCCTTTTTGTGCTTCACTCATTTTTTTACGAGTTTCTTCAGATCGTGAACCTGTTTTTCTACCTTTTTTATTGTCACTTATTTTTTTACGAGTTTCTTCAGTATGTTTACAACCTGTATGTCCGTTAGTGCCTTTACGACCTTTTAATGCTTTACTTAAATTTTTACAATGTTCTTCTGATTTAGGTTTATTTTTTAATGCATCACTTTTTTTCTTACGAAGTTCTGCTGATTGAGGACCATATTTTTTACCTTTATTTTTACCTTTATTTGATTCACTTATTTTTTTACAAACTTCTTCACCTAAATAACCACCATCACCGGCTTCTTCTTTCAAATTGGCCCATATACGATTACCATAATTATTAACTGCTGTTAGTATTTTATAATAATTACTATAATATATACCATATTCTTTTACGGCATCTTTTGTATTGACTTGTTGTAATATTTCAGTGGTATATATTGCACCGTGTTTGTTGAGATGTCTTAACCAATATTTACCACTACCGGTATATTTGTGTGGATCTTTACTTTTGGTATAACCGAGATATTTTAACCCAGTAATTGTATGGGTCTTGATGTAAATTGTATAAATATGCATGCTGGTGCTCCTTTTGAATCTTTAGCATTAGAGTAGTTGGGTGATGATACACCGCGAACTACACTTTTATTTATACATTACCATTCTTCTTTGACTTTTTCAACAAGTAATTCTGCTTGTTTTTTACTTTGAATTGGTAATTCTAATACCGGGGTTGAATCAGCAGTTAGCACCGGCTTTCCTCTTTGATTAATTCTTCCGCTGGATTGCAAATTAGTATATGCGCCCCAAGGATTTTGTGATTCAACAATACTGGCCCATTTTGAATAATTCCTAAATGCTGAACTAACATTTAATTCCCAATACTCGAAATCATCAGTGTTGAAAAAAGTTAGTCTATACATTTTACCGCCATTGTGTACACTATTTAGTTTTAATTTTTCCATTAATACAAATGACATTTCTTTGCTCCTTTTCTTAAATATTACAATATATTTACGAAATTTTGGTAATAATGGGGTGATAAGACTGTTTTTTTGGTATTTTCTCTAAATACTATACCAAAGTATTACTTAGAGGATTACGGTTATGACAAACTTAAATACTACTGCGCACGAAAAAATCAGTTTAGAGGCTCACGTTGATTTGTGTGCGCAACGATATAGCGAACTATATTGTATTATTAATCAGCTTAAGGAAGAAGCTACCTTACGTGATACTTGGATTCACACGGGTTTTGAGAAGATTGAAGATAAATTTACAACCTTGTTGTATAGTGTAATTGGCTGTAGTTTTAGTATAATTATGGCTATACTATTCAAGCATTGATTTTAATGCCGCTCACCACTTATTCTATAATCGCCTTCAATTGCCATACAAACTTCTTGATTTTTAATATTTGATCTTGGGCAAAGTTCTCAATGTCACAATGCTCTTCATCACGGGCTTGATATACTAAATCTTTGTATGCCGCAACCAAGTGTTCCTCACCCTCTATAACCAATTCCAATAAGACATCTGCTGTTGTGGCGACAGCGGTTGCCTCTGATAAATCTGATGACGCCAGTATTTCTTGTATAGTCTCGGGTGCTGCATCACCATTGGCACGGACGAGTTCACCGATGACATCTATGGTGTCTTGATGGTATTCATATATCTTTTCCAGTAATTTATGGTTGGCGGCAAAGTCCTCACCGGTAATGTTAAGGTGCACCGAATGTGCTCGGTAGTATTGCACAAAGTTGTCGCAGAATATTTGTTTGAGTTTGTCTGTTGTGTTCATATGTTATAGTTTCGAGTGTAAAACCCAACGATCTTTAGTCGTTGGGATGTAAACGAGTTATCCTTGATCCAAGCCTCGATCAAGTCTGGCATTTTCCATATTATCTAATTCACGTTTAAGTTTATCTTTTTTCGCACCAGGTTTTGCTTTTTTCCATGCATTGTATTTTCGTATTATTTGTTCAGGTGATACTTCTTTACCAAAATCTGACATATCTTCTTCTATACCTTTAGTGTATTGTTCTTT